CAGAACACATCAGCAGCACAACAGCCCGCCCTGATGGCGGGCTGTTCATGTAACAAAAACTAAGTGTCCCAAACTTTTTTTTCGCGGATTTTTTCAGGTTTTTTTTCCGAACCCCTCGGCACCCCACATTCTACAAAAATATAAAAAAGAAAAATAATAATAAAAAAGAGTTACATGATTTACACGATCTTGCCTAGATCTGAGGATCAAAATGATCTTCAGTTAATGATGTTACAACACGGGTTAGTTAGTTAGAGTGAACGGTATATATTGGTGCATCCTTGCAACAGGGGGACTATCACATGGGCATGTTCGACAATTTGGTATCATTTATACGAGGACGCACGCCTTATCGGAGCAATGGTTGGCAGAGCATTAATCACCAGACTTTCTCTTGGTTTGGCCGTCCTAGCGAGTACGATTTCAAGCCGATATTGGATCGCGGGTTATGGACGAATTCAACGGTAGCATGTGGGATAGACTGGTTGAGTCGGAACTGGAATATACCTCAGTTGCAGATAGTGACAGTTGATGAAGAGGGGATTGAGACGCCGATCCACAGGCATCCTGCGTTATCGTTGATTTCCCGTCCTCAGAAGTATATTGGAGGCGAGGCATTTAGTGGGACATATATCAGGGATATGTGTTGTACTGGGAATAGTTGGATCGAGAAGGTTTACAATCGGTTGGGTGATGTTGTTGAGTTAAAGCCTTGGAATCCGATGGCAGTGACGGCAGTTTTTCCACCGGATGGGTCTGAGTATTTATCGGCATGGAAAGTTGCCATCAACGGCGTTAATTTAGATGTACCACCTGACCGGGTGATTTACTCACGCAAATACATTGATCCGATCCAGGACAGGTTAGGTTGGAGTCCTTTGCGTAGTGCCATTCGTGAGATATCGACGTTAGACGAGGCGAGTACATATACGTGTAGTTTGCTGGCGAATTTCTGTGTGCCCGGCATGATAGCCAGTCCCAAGGGTGATTACACGATTAGCACTGAGGATGCCTTACGGGTGAAGGAGGTTTTGAAGGATAGTTCAACTGGGCCGAAGAGAGGTGATCCGATAGTGTTGAGTGGTAGCTACGATCTGGTGAAGGCTGGTTTCACGCCAGAGGAGGTTGCCTTATCAACGATAGCAAGGCCCGCGCAGGCCGTGGTATTAGCGGCGATGGGGTTGAATGCAGATGTCTTAGGCATATCGGTGGATAAGGGATCTTATGGGACGTATGGAGAGGCAATCAGGGCAGCATATGTACACGGCTTGATACCGTTGCAGAAGTTGTTTGCCGAGGAAATGACGCAGCAGTTGTTGATTGATTTTGAGGATCCTGAGGAGGTTCGGGCAGGGAAGATCAAGTTTTCGTGGGATTATTCGCCTGTTGAAGAGTTGGATGATCGGGAACAGGTTGCTGCGAATCGGGCAATTCGGTTGTTCCAGGCGGGTGTTAGTACCTTGAACGAGTCTCGGGATATTGTGGGTTATGGGCCGAATGGCAGTCCTGATGCCGATTTACTGGGAATTGAAAAGGATAAGGCGAGGATGGCGGCAGGGTTGGATCAGCCAGCGGGTGGGAAGGTAAGTGAGGGCGATAAGCTGGGTGGCGTGAAGATTCCTGCGAATGGTAATGAGAGGAGTAAACTGGAAGGGGAAAGGAATAGTGACGCTTTGAGTCCTAGCCGATCAGGGATTAATAAGTCTCTCGAGCTAGCGCACCCAACGGGTGCGAGAACTCGACCGTCAAGCGGTCTCGAGCAGTATTGCGAAGGTGATGATGACGATGACTTATATGATGATGTTTTCAAGAATAGCATGTCAGAACACGAGTCAGTTTTGGCAGAATTAGAGGCATTGGAGTTTGTGTTGTCGCAGCAGCAGTCAAATGAAGTGGAGGTAGAGTGATGCCAGAGCTAAACTTGCTTCCCACGAATTTGAACATAGCCTGTGTTGCTGGCGACGATGTAAATATTGAGGTTTACGTATCCAGGGCAAATTCGGCCTGTGGTGATTCGTCGTTGGTAGATATAACGAACACGACATTTTCAGCGGTATTAAAGACATCGAATGCGACATATGAGGCAACGATTGTCAAGGATATTGCCAATTCCAAGGTAACTGCGACATGGTCTGACACACAGACGGCGTTAGCAGGCGCGGGTAGTTGGAAATGGTGGATGACGTTCACGGATGCCAATATAACGAGGACTAGGGTATCTGGTGAATTCAGGGAGGTAATTCGTGGCTGACAATAATCAGGTACGCATCAGCCTGGAACCACCAACGGTACTACGGGTTTCGCCGGGTAGTGCTACATCTGCACGGGTGGTATTAGAGGAGCAGTTCCGCGCCGTTGTGAATGTTGCTGAGAAGGGTGCCAAGGGAGACACAGGGGCGACAGGCCCACAAGGGGCAACAGGCGAACCGGGATTACCAGGATCGTACTTGTACAACCTTGGCGATGTCCAGCTATCCAGCCCAACGCAGGGCGATCTTCTCTCCTACAACCAATCGATCAGCAAATGGACAAACACGAAACAGTCAGCGGTCACTGACGGAGGGAATTTCTGATGGCAAATCCAATTCGGATCAAGCGTCGAACGTCAGGTGCATCTGGTGCGCCGTCAGGCTTGCTGAATGCAGAACTTGCGTTCAACGAAGTCGATAACACCCTTTATTATGGCTTTGGCGACACGGCAGGGTCAGCCTCGTCGATATTGGCTATCGCTGGGCCGGGAGCATTTTTAACTCTTAGCTCAACGCAAACGATCACTGGTGACAAGACGTTCTCAGGCAATTTGATTGCCGTAACGCAGACTGGATCGGATAACAGCACCAAGGTTGCAACCACAGCGTTTGTGACGAGCAAGTTATCCAATCTGACAAATGTGGTCAACACGTTCAATACTCGTACAGGCAATGTGACGCTCACGTCATCGGATGTGACCACAGCACTGGCCTATACGCCTTTAACAAACACAAATCCATCGGTTACAGGCACGCTGGCTGTTTCTGGTGATACGACGATCACGGGCAACCTGACGGTCAACGGCACAACAGTTACGATCAATTCCACGACAGTTAACGTGGACGACAAGAATATTGAACTGGGTGCAGTTGCAACGCCCACGGATACGACAGCGGATGGTGGTGGGATTACTTTAAAGGGTGCGACTGACAAGACGATCAACTGGTTTTCGGCCACAGGTGCTTGGACTCTGTCTGAGAATGTGACGATTGCAAGTGGCAAAGAGTACCGCATCAATGGTGTTTCGGTTCTGACCTCTAGTGCGTTGGGCAGTGGAATTACGGGATCGAGCCTGACATCGGTTGGCACAATTGCAACTGGTACTTGGCAAGGCACAGCGGTTGGTCTGGCTTATGGTGGCACTGGTGCTACAACGGCATCTGCGGCTCGCACGAATCTGGGGTTGGTGATTGGAACGGATATCCTTGGCACATCAACGACAATTGATGGGGGTACGTTCTGATGGCTCAGATTATCCAGCTCAAACGATCTGCCACATCAGGTGCAATACCATCTGCTGCCAGTTTGTCGGCTGGCGAATTAGCTGTTAATACGGCTGATGGGAAGGTGTTCGTCAAGAAGTCTAACGGAAATGTTGTAGGCTTGACGGATGGTTTGCTGACCTCGCTGGCTAACATCACTCACGCCAACAGCACGCTGATATCGGGTACAAATTGGGTTAGAGGTGACGTTCAAGTTTATGCCAGCGGCGCGTACACAAAGAAGCAGTACAACGGGTTTTACAGCACAGCAAATGGTGCAGAACCAGCGTCTTTCCAAGTTGGATTGGCTTGCGTCACAACTGCGACCAGTGTTTTGCAAGACGAGCATTTTTTGGAAGTTTCGGAATCCGGTGTATTTTTAGGATCTGCCGACCGCACAATTAACAGTCTCAGCCAGTTATACGCTCAGAGAGACAACATACAAGTTACATTTACGCCGGGTGACACTCATCCGAATCAGCGGAATCAATTGTCCATGATTTCTGGGTCGATTGGCGATCTGACAGGGAATTCAACTT